CGATGATATTCGGATGCAATAACATTAAATCTGAATTTGATAGATCCTTGCCAAGCTGCAAATGGTGCAGCAGCAAAGGCAAGAGCAGTTGGATGATATTCAGTGACATGTGCAGCTCCAAGAGTGCGAGTACAAACAGGTTGTACAGTCATGGAAGCAAGAAGCGAATCAGTAACTGCACTTTCTGGCCAAGAAAATTGAAACCAATAAGATGGTCGTTGCGCAATTGCTGAAATTGCAAGTTCATCCTCACCACCAAGACCCATAATTCTCGTATCAATAGAAAGCTCATTCTTAGAGTCAAGAGTAAGCTTGACGAGAGGCTCAGGAGTATCAGTATTACAAATGTTACCAAAATAACGCGGAACATAGTTCCTAGTATCTTCAAGTACTTGTGGACGAGAATAACCAAATAATTTAGCTATTTGCCCAATGCGAGTAGCTACTAATTCAGTAGCTTTCGCATAAGGTGCAATTACAGGTATCATTGACATAGCATTCGCAGCCTTAGCGATTGCGGATGCAGGCTTACTAATAAGTCCATCCTTAACAAATTCATCATTGGACATCGTATTATCTACTTTCTTAGTAGGTTTACTTTTCTTCTTTGAAGCTGCTTGTTCATCGAACGTAGGAAAACCTAACTCATCAAGAGGTCTTTGAGAAATACCAGACTGAGCAGCACTGTTAGTAGGAATACTAAGCTGAACATTTTCAGCCCAGACAAATACAGAAACCGTAATGGGATCGGTACCACCATTAGCATGCCTTAAAATGTCAAAATCATGTATTGTGACTCTTCCCATATTATCTTCCCAACCAGGTTGAGTAATATCTAAATAATTCTCTGGCCATATAAATGGCAAACACATCTCACCACCCTGTGATGTCGTGGGATCCAACAGAAAATGAGGTTTCTGAGAAGCCCCTACCAAATCTTGTTCAAAAAATGCACGATTTAAAGTAACATTGTCATTAACTAAATATGGATTATAAGATACTAATGCTCTTCCGTAGTAAAAAGAGTTACCATTTAACAATATTTTCATTCTCAAATTACATCTTAAATTCCTGTACTTATTAATTTTATCTTTAACATCACCATTAGAAAAGAAATCAGTCCACGGATTAAATGTTTCAAACAAGCGAAGACCACCTGGAGTCCACTGATACTCTTGGGTTTTGATCGGACGACTAAGGAATGTCCCGAGCTCAGCATCTGAGAATCCGGCGAGCTTTGTTGTTCCATCTGAAGATGACGAAATATCGTAAGACCACGGTGTGTCTCCATCGACAAAGTGTACATTCTGTGTTGATAATTCTGCAGGCGCCTTAGAAATACTAAAAGCGCCAGGAGTAGAACTATTTGAGTGAGTTCCAAGACTATTATTATTATTATTAATTGAAGTAGGCAAATTTAATATACGACGCATCAAGGCAGTACCCTCTGCACAAGTGCGCGACAATGTTTTGTTGGCTGACGAAACCTCTGGTAAAAACCAGTATTCTAAGGGTAGAATATCAATATACACAAAGCTAACATAATATATATAAACATGTAAATCATATAATATGCAGTATCCATATGCGTACAACTATTTTAAACTTATGCTACGAATAGTTCCGGAGCGGTTAGATTTTACGTCCCTCCACGACGAATTGTCGAGCTACTCACATAACTCGGCGTCACCCATGTACTTCTGTAAGAAATCATGGAGACGATCCTCATACGTCTCATCTAAAAGTGAACACATATGAGTTAGGCCCTCACGGGATGCAACTTCTTGCATTTGGCCTCTACGAAATTCATAGACTTCACGTCCATGTTGCCACCATTCCCTCAAAGCACCATCAATGTTACAAGCGCATTGATCTTGTAGAGACACAACATCAGATACCATAATTGCGTGTAAACTCTTAAAAATAGAATTTTCATCAAGGGCCCCATGCATCAAACCTGTATCTGGATTGAACACATTCTTACGCTTAAGAAAATCTGCATCCGAATCCGACATGTACTCTGTTGGAACTGATTCCTTATCAGGCATAGTAAAAACCATATCATGATCTGCCAAGTACTTGGCATAAGATTTATGATTAAACCAATCATACCCAGGTGCTACGGAACCTTTGACGTCATCACCATATGTCATTACTGAACATGCTTTTCTAAAAGGATGGCGACGAGTGTACTTAGGATGAAGCATAAAGAAAGCACTCCTCATCAATAACGAATTAACAATACAATTAATATAAACTGTTAAATTCTGTCCAGATGGATTAGAGCCTAACATAATGAGTAAATCACCATTAAAAG